GTCCCATAAGCACAGATTAGAAGAACGTTTACCTCAGGAAGCCTATTGTGACTTCGGTAAAGACGAACGACTAAAGCCTGGAAAAGACATGCGCCTCATTAACGGATGTTCATTTCAGGAAACCATAGAATGGCGAAGATACACTCAAGATTTCTTTGTCGCATTTCAATCCGCAGGACTAGACGTTGGTTCAGCTATAGGAATTAATATGTTCGGTATGGGTATGGAGAAGATTGCTCAACGGCTACTTAAAGTTTCAAAAACTTGTGTAGACGGTGATTTTAAAGCATTCGGACCCCGCCTAATGCCGGAACTTATTTCCGGAATAGCTGACATCGTTGAAGCGTGGTATAATTTAAACCTCTGTCCATGTAAAGACAGCTGCACATGTGGTGTAGCTATCGATAACGTGGTACGACACATACTGTTTAAAGGTCTCATTAACTGTAAACACGTGTGTGGAGATTTAATTTACCAAACGTTCTGCGGTTCTCCCTCTGGGGCACCAATAACTGCCCCAATCAATACCCTTGCACACTTATTGTACCTTAGGTGTGTATGGCTCTTAATATTCGAAGGTACTATATACAACTCACTCCATCATTTCCACAAATTCTTAAGTTTTGTGTGTTATGGCGATGATGGTTTATACGCGATTCATGACTCCCTTAAAGATAAATTTAATTGTGTTACAATAGCCCGGAAACTTGCCGAGTATGGTATAGAATTCACTGACGCTCAAAAACTTGGTACAAGAAAGTACGCACCTCTCGAGGAGTGTACTTTCTTGAAATGCCACCCTGTACGCCACCCCACAAGGGATTTATGGCTTGCAGGGCTTGAAAAGAGTGTAATTGAAGACATACCAAACTGGGCACGGTTGCCAATACCCGATATGAAGGAATACCTTCTTGAGAATGCAATCATGACCACTCGACTCGCTTTCTTTTGGGGCAAAGACTACTTTGATTATGTAGTTGGAGCCCTGAAGAAAGCTTTTCAGAGTAGACAAGAGTTCATTTCTTTCCCAACATGGATAAGCTTAGATGCTTACTATGATGGGGAAAAACTGGACTGGCCATGGTTGGATGCTATCGTGTAGAGGCAACGGAAGGAGGAAACGCCTACTTCGCAGAAAAGAGGTTGAAACTTGAAACTAACAGACGATGTTATACCTGACCTTAGTAATTTCAAGTCAATCACCCGGCACTTTCTTTCTTTCTTTCTTTTACAA